ATCCCTTCCCATACAGGATTGTTTCTGAATATATTATCCGTAACCCAATAGTTTTTTATAAACTCAATGTCGTTTCCAAGATCATTAGTTTCATTATGTCCAGAACCAAGCAGGTATACTGCAGTACCCTGAAAATTCGTCACAGAGCTAGTCTCAAATATACAGTTATTAACAAATACATTTATATTGTCACAGTAAGACATCATTCCAGAATAGCCCATGTTCTCAAAAACTGTTGATTGAACATGGACATTAAGACAATCCTCTAGGATAAAGCCACCCACACCTTGAATATCAACAAAGCCGCACTTGTCTATAATGATATTTTTTACATTTCTGGCAGTCACGCAGCTTCTGAGTTTTTCAGCATTCTCGACCCAGTCATCTTCTGGGACTCCATTTGTAAATGTAATTTCTTTTAGTGTGATATTAGAAACAACATATAATCCAGTATCGGCCTCTTCGCCTATCTCCATAAGCGGATTATTACCCAAACCAACACCATCATCTATTATGGATACACCGGCCCCTTCACCTAGGAAGGTTATATTGCTGTCCATGAGATTTATTGTGGTTGATATATTATATGTACCGGCCGGAAAGTAAACAACGCCGCCTGAATCAGGGACATTGCTTATTGCTTGCACTATTGCATCATAGTCGTCAAGCCCATCATCAGCGACAGCTCCATAAAAAGTAACAGGGACATATTGAACACCCTCAGAGCTTAATACTAGCGATATAGTTACATCCTCAAGAGTATAACTAACAACACCCGGTCGCGAGACTACCATGTCATAGATGCCAGGGTTTACATAAAAATCAAAATCACCCATAGAGCCTGAGACAACGGGGTTTAGCTTAACGCCTTTGCTCTTATCTCCGCTATCATATAGGGTGACTAAATTGGTCGTTCCTGCTGAGTATACGGTCACCGTTGCACCAGAAACAGCATCGCCCCTGATGTTTTGCACTACATCATGATAATGTGGTAGTAGGTCAGCACACGCGGCCATAGGTAGAACCAATAGCAATGCCGATAGTAATATTTTCTTAAACATTTCTGCCCTTCTTTAGGCAGAATCCCTCACAGACACGCTGAATCTTTGTACTCTTCGGACAACAGTCTTGCCTTGATTTGGCCCTCCAAGGGCCCGGCTGTTGTCTGTAACTGTTTCGTCATGACCGGAACCAATTAACGCCTCAGCTATATCTGACGGTACGTCAACCCAAACCCCAACCTTTACGGTCTTTGGGCCATCGCTGCTTTGAGCGTACACCCTGTCTGGCGTACTGTCGTTTGCTGAGACCATGATACACTTCCACTCTGGATTGTATCTACCGTCCGGCATCATGCACTTGTGTCCAGCTTCGCCTGGTGCAGGATTCTCGCCCGAGGCCTCTTTAACCTCAGATTTAGTTTCACTTAATGGAGAGCCCTTTAATCTGGCCTCTCTTGCTTGTCGTGTTTCTTGTGTCATGTGATTCTCCTGGGTTTACGCCCCACGGCGAGTTGGTTGTTTGTGTGGGCACCCCGCCCATAAGAATGGGGTGCCCTTAGTCTATCTATCGGTATGCTTGCCAGTAAATAACATCAGTGTCAACAGCAAGGGTGTCAGGAATCACAAAATTCCCATCACCTACTGTTGGACCAGCAGATGTTTGGACAGCGGCACCATCAAAGTAGTAGCCGGCTTCCATACCAGAAACCCATACAGCCTCAAGATCAGTTGCGCCAGACTCTATAATCAAGACGATCTTGGTTGGAGTAAATCCACATTCAATGGTTACTTCAGTGCCATCACAAACCGCTTTGCCTGAGGCAAAACTGGCCTGTGTAGTCACATTATTAGCGCGCTCCGAAGGGTTAGTATAAGTAATAGTTGCAGCCATTTAACTCACACTCCTCATGCTTGTACTGCGCACTCTAAGCGACACATCCATGCATCGTTTAGAATCTTAGCAGTTGTTGCGGCTTTCCAGCCGATAGTGTTGCGTTGGTTCAATGGGTCAGTTGGCCCACCAGCGCGGTGAATTATAGTCTTAGCAGCGCCGCCCTGTAGAGGGATGATGCCGTAAGCGTCACGAGCGAAAATAAGTACAGAGTAAACATCATTCAAACTATCAGTTTGCTTATAGCCAGATGTAGCTTGTGTTGATGACCCTAGACTTACCTTTGCGTTTGTTGAAGTAATAAAGCGAATGTTACGGTACTTACCGATCTCATTGCTCATTGCGCCAGTGTGAGCAGCGTAGCGCTCAACCGGAATAAAGTCGGTGCCAACATTAAAGTCAGCGTCATTGTAGAAATCATGAACCATATCTGGGTGAATAACCGCCCAATAAGACTTCGCAATAGGAGCTGTACCAATTTTATTAGTACCAGCAACCATTGGCGTGAAGTGCTTAGCATTGGCAGAGTCAAGCAACCTGATCGCCCAGTCCAGCCCTGCTGGGTGGATGTGGTGAGTAATTGCGCCTGCTGGCCCTACTGATGCTGTAACTTCGCCGTTATCAGTCATTCCGCCATAAGACGATCCACTACAGAGAATATCTCTGTGAATAGAGTCAATGGTTTCACCCATGTTCTCACCCATTAGTGAAACTGTTTCACTGATAACTGGGTCTACATGAGTAAGATCAACCATGTCAGATACTGTAACGAAGTTACCGTATTGCTGGATAGTTGCAGCTAGATCTGTTTTAGATAGAGCTGTGCCTGCTGGGGTTACCCCTTCGGCAAGTGGAGTGGTTACTTGGTCAAGGCTATTATATCTACGAAACAACATAGAAGTACCACTGCGATTTGACAAGGTCTTAGTTTGTCCAAACTGCTGATGAAGTAATTCTGGAAGTGCTCGAGCTAATAGCTGGCGATTATAAACGGCCTCTGTGGCCTTTTGGGTCCATATAGGAGCCAAACCTGCTAGTGTTTCCATTTTTGATTATCTCCTAATCAAGTAGAGAGTCAACCTCCGAGTAGCTTGATGGTTCATCTGAACCGTTCTGGGCCTTCATAAACTCAGAGAACTGCTCGTCAGTCATACTATTGATGAAGGAAGGATCAATCCCACCCTCGTTACGACCGTGACTCTGTGCCCGACCAGGCCTACCCTCAAGATGCGCCCTGCCAGCGAAGTCTCCACCGCTTCCGGTTGTACCTTCGGCTTTTACCATCTGAGCCAAAGCTACAGCCCCCGCGGGGGTATCGAACAACGCCTGCTGATCCTGTGGTAGCTGATTGAACTTGTCACGAATGTTTGGCAGTAAATCGGTAATCCCTGGCATTACATCCTCCAGTTGCTGGAATTGCTGCGTAAGCTCGTTCTCTTTCAAGAGAGGATTAACGCGGCCTTCTAATTCCTTCATCCTTTGATTAATAATTGGGTCTACCAGCTTGGCGACATCTTCGTCAATCTCAATTTCAGGCTCACCGGTATCTGGGGTTGAACTTTGACTTGATAGAACCTGTTCCATCAGCCTGTCGTTTCTAGCCTCAGCAGCGAGTAGTCTGTCGTTGACCTCATCGAAGCGCTCTTTAGGAATGGAATCGCTTCCGTCCTGTGGATTATTCAAATCGCCTAAGTTATTCATGCCATACTCCCGTGTTTTACGCCCTCGGCGGGCGAGTTGAGTGACGCGTAGAGAAGAATTACTCTGACCGCGTCCTTACCCAGGTGATGACCCTTTTCAACGCTGAGCGCTGGCCATCATGAAAAGCTCTCTGAAAGGCCCATTCGGGTCCCTCAGGCTCCTCTATGTTATCTGCAAGCTCGCACTGAGTCTCAATGAAGCTCATTAGCTCAGTGAAGGCTTGGTTACTGCTGATCCGGTGGAGCTCCACCTTCATTTCCTGTTTGTTCAGTTTCATTCTGAGAACTTAACATCTCCTGCTGGTTTTCGCCAGGAGAAATTAGCATCTTGTCCGCGTCACGGAACCCATGCTCTTCGTAGATTTTTTTCAAAAGGTACGGTACATTGATGTTTTGTACGAGCATTGGATTTGATGTTGTAATCTGTAGGAACATAAGCATCTGCTGTATTCTTTTATCTTGTTCAGCCATGTGCTTTGAGCCTGAGATTACTAAATCCCATTTTCTTCTAACATCCTCTGGATTTATTTTCTTCCAGTTGATTGTACCGCCCTGAGTAACTTTAACTATTTCTGAATCGCTCATGTATTGCTGTGAAAATTGAAGCTGTAATTCGATTACCTTCCTCAGTGAGGTTTCCTCAATATGCATAGCTATCTCGTTCAGGTTTGACCCTGTAACGCCAGCGGACTGAGAGACCTCAGTTGCTGACCTTGAATAGTGTTGATTAGAAAACGAAGACGAGGCCCTAGTGATCTGCTGGAACTCTGCCTTGATTTGACCAATGTCAGAGAATGCCAGCTGTAGGCCTCCTAGATCTTTTTGTACCGGCTGGAGGTTATTCAAATTACCAACCAAGTGAACAACGCCAGGCCCAGACTCTTCGTTTGGATCAATAACGCCATCATCAACGGCCTTCATCTCAGGATTGATTGCAAATGCAACAGCGTCAACCATTTGGTTAGCTCGCACATTCGCCAGGTCCTGTACCCCTAGAGCGGGCTCTATAAGCCCAGTTCCATAAATCTGCCCAGGTACTTCTATTAGTGTTGACAGTTGGCGAGGTAAATCCCCGCTCCAGAGGTGACTAGGTTCAAACCTAATTAAATGTTTTCTATTTGCCACTACAGCTACATAGTTTTCGTATATCTTATTCTCTTCATGGGTGTCCCCACCCATGGCCCCGCCAGGGATCTCAAATGTCCCCCAGAACTCAAGCAGCTCTACCTGAGACTTGTCCGGCAGCTGAAGGCCAAACGCCGAAGCCCTTGCCTCTTCCTTGTTGTCAGACCCTTTAGCTCCACGCCTTTGCCCGTCATGTATGACATCGAGGTTATCGTAGATCTTATATCCAGTCTCATCCGGCCTGTTTAGCTTTTTAAGGTGGGCCTTAGAGCGCCAAATTCTTTGGGCTCTTAGCGCTGATCCAGGGTCTGAAGCGTGCGGGTCTTGAACATAGTCAAATATATCCCCCACCATAAACTCCGGCCCAGCGAAAACTTTATCTATAGAGACAGGCGGCCGCCCAGGCATCTCGACCTGAGGAGGTGCAGGTTGTGGTGCCCCTAATTGCTTAGCTTGTGCAGCCACCTGTTCGTATTCTTGCGTTGCCTTTTTATATTCCTGAAAGACTAATTTCTGATCATCCATCCAGGCCT